CCGCAGGGGGCAGGCTCAGGGAAATATTTACATTAATAAATCTGAAATCAGACACGGGTCTATTGACAGCATGTCACGTGAAGAAGTTGAAAAGGCTTTGCAGGAATTAAAAGACCAGCATGGACATGATATTATCAACATTACCCCAGAAGAAGAAAAATCTGGAGTCGAGCTTTTATCAGAAATTTCGGAAACACCAGAAGACGTGTCGGCCTAATATCCGACTCACCCGTTTGGAGAGCTGGGCTTCTCTTGGTGTTCCTGATCTTGTCGTTTGTTCTGAACTGGGAAAATTTTATTTTGTAGAGCTGAAGACAACAAAAGGCTTTGCTGTCCGTCTGTCTCCTCATCAAGTGTCTTGGATGACCCAGCACAAACACGCTCCAACTTACATTTTTGTACACACAAAAAATGCAGACATCTTTGTTTATAACGGGGAGCAAGCAATTGAACTGGTCGATAGAGGATTGTTGTTAGAGCCCCAGTTTAAATTTTCTAATCCGGTGAACTGGCAAGAATTTTTAGACTTGACATTTGCTGTATAAGACTTATCCTTTAGTCGTCAACAGAAACTGAAGGAGATGAGCATGACTTATTGGTATGCAACCCCAAAGCAGCGCAGCAGCGGCTTTTCTATTTATTCCAAAGCAAATAAAATTTCTGACATCGGGCCCGCTTTAGCCCACACCCTTTCCGTATTTCCAGACAGTCTAAAAAATGGTGACATGATCCACGTTTGTAAGAAGAAACGTGACGGCATGGAGCTGCATGGCATCTATGAATATTCAGATGGCGTCATCACAAAGCAAGATGATTTTATGACTTTTATGTGTGGAGGCTTGCTATGAAAACAATAGACCTTAAAGCTTTTGACCCTCAAAATGAAAAGGATGCTGAAATCTGCATGATTTGGATCGCGTTGAATAGTGTGGATTTTTGGGGCAACGATGAGGCGGTCAGGAATCATTATCACCTGTTGCGTAAGTATCGCACAAAAGTGGCGAAAATTACTGGCTGTCGGGTGGCGGACTTGCCTAATAAATATCACAGTTCAGATATGCTGCCCCAGCTCGAAGAGTATCTCACAAAAAAAGGTTTTTTGAGGAGGGCATCGTAATGAAAAAATTTAAGGTGAGTGCCACGATGGATGTTGGCTATGAACTAATTGTCGAAGCACCTGATGAGGATACAGCCTGGAAGATTGCGAAGGATACAGACGATACTTCGCTGTGGGTCAAAGCAGATAACGGTCACGACTGGACTTTGGAAAATGTTGAGGAGATGAAAAATGAATAAAACAGTTTTGGTAGCCTCAGATGAAATGAGGCTTTGTAATGTTCTGAAAGCTATAAAAGACTTAGAACAGATTTTTCGAGTTTGTGATGAAAATGTGACTGGTGAAGGGGAACATTCTGGCATCGGGATTTTAGGCCCGATCAAATATTGCAATCACCCAAAACATCCAGATTATGACCCAAAAATGTTGACGCATATAAATGACGATATTGAGTTTGATAAAATCGAACGTATGCGGAAAGTTTGCAAGGCAGTTTATGAGCTGCGGGAAAGGTGGGCACTGACATGAAAAGTTTTAAAGTTTCAGCGCATAAAATTATTGGATGCGAAGCAATAGTATATGCGGAAAATAAAGAGGCAGCGTTTAACATTGCTAATTTAAATTCTGATGAATTGGATTGGAAAGAATTTGATCAGCTCGATTTTGCAGTGCAACCAGATAAAAACGTAAAAATTCGAGAAGTCGAAGAATTTCCCTACGAAGAAATCAGGGACGCCCACGGGGATGTATTCCTATCACTTGGTGCAGCTTTTGCCAAACTGGCAAACATGCAAAACTTGTCTATCTCAGACATGACGACCGAATGGCGAGAAAGTGTTCTGAAGCACATTTGGGCTGTCATCATTACTGACACAGAAGAGGGAGTTGCGTTTACATTTACAGACCCCCGTCATTATGTGAATCGTGAGGGCTTTATTATCACAAAAGAAGCCCGCCAGCATGATAATGAAGAATACAACGAAGAAGTCGTGATGGAGTCTGCTGCATGTTCTTAATCAAAATATATCACTGGCTTTTTTATCCGCAGGGAAAAGAAACTTCAAAACCCTACAAAAGAAAAAAGCTTAGATGGCCTAAACTTTAAAATAACCCCTGTCATATTCTGGCAGGGGTATTTTTTAAAAATTCTGTTTGACACTATATAGGAGAAAGCTTATAACTTTCACAGTTCAACTGTCATAATGGAGATTTACACATGACACATACTATCGAAAATGAAGGCTTTACTTTACAGAACCTTATGCTGAAGGTGCAGGATCAGGCTGCTAGGTCTCAGGACTTTCTAGTACCAACTGATCAAGCTTTTTATAAAACTTCAGAATATGCAGAAGATAAAAACATATCTGGAATTATCCTCGAGGGGCAGGGCGGTGAACCAACCCGTCATCTGCAGGTAAATGATGTAGCTTTTGACCAAATAGCAACCCGCGCAGGAATAGACGTGCGGACTGCTAGACGGCTGCAGTCCAGTTATCCTGAAGAATGGGACGGACTGGTTAACGCTATATGGCAAAATGAACCAGTGACCCGCATGATTCGGACGCATATGAATGATGAACGCTTTGGAATCGCCCGGGCTTTCGTTTCTGACAAGTTTAAGACTTTCGATAATGTGCACCTCATTGAAACTGTTTTGCCTGAGCTGATGGAATCTGAGGCCCAGTGGAAAATCCAAAATGCGGACATTACAGAAAAAAGGCTTTATGCCAGATTTAAGTCTGAGACCATTTTGGGGGAAGGTGCAAATGTTGGGGACGTGATGGCACTGGGAATCGGCATCAGTAATTCTGAAGTAGGGCAGGGCTCTATTCAAGTCTTCCAGATCAACTGGACACTGGCCTGCTTGAACGGGATGCAAACACAAAACAGGTCGCGCAGCTCGCACATTACGTCAGCTCGCGGGGATGATGAAACATGGAGCATTCTTTCTGATGAAGCAAAAAATGCGGATAATGCAGCACTTGGCTTGAAGCTGCGCGACATCACCCGCAACTATGCCAGCCGCGAATCTTTTGACGCTGTATTGGAGCAGATGAAAGCAGCAGCAGGGGACGTGATAGAAGGGACTTACACGCAAGGCGCGGTTGAACAGCTTGGCAAAGTGCTTGCAATTCCTAAAAAGCAAACAAGCACAATTTTTGACGGGCTTTTAAATACGATCGGTCAGTCAGGCTATGAGCAGGGCCAGCCCATAAGCCGCGCCACCCTCATGAACGCAGTGACCGCTTGCGCGAATAATGCAGAAGCTGATCACGTCGACGATTGGCAACGGCTGGGCGGGGATGTTTTGAACATGAGCCCCGCCAATTGGGCCAGCGTAAGCAGGGCCAGCATAGCAGCTTAACAGCAGGCGAAACATTCAGAAAAGCCCGGGCAAAAAACCCGGGCTTTTTTATTTTTGACAATGAGCCATATATGGGCTTAATCTTATATCAATTGAAACAGTGCAAATAATGGAGATTCTAAAATGCACAAAAAAATCACAGATTTTAAACCCCTTTTTAAAGTTGCGGGCCGTAAATTTTATGAACATCCGATTCATGGTGATGAAATTGGAGTCGTGATGGAATACGGCGGAAAATTTTGGCAGCTCGACGTTTACGACAAGCCAGATCAATATGAGACTGCAGATATCGTGGAATTGATTAAAGGCAATGTTTACGCGGAGCTAGACTCATACGGGCGGAGAATTGAGCAATGTTAAAAACAATTGAAATAAGCCGAGCTGCAAAGACTAGAGGCTGTGCAGCTACATATAGGGCGGGCGATCAATCTGTTTTTGACACTTGTCCTAAAGACTGCAGTTTAAATCCTAGCGGTTGCGGTTCAGATATGCCTGATCTGGTTTATATGGATACAGTTTTAAACGCTAAGCCTCGAGCTGGTGAATCCATGACATATTCACATTTTGATCCGAAATGGTATCGAGATTTATTGAGCCCAGCAAAAACAGTGATCAACTTTTCGGCCGACACTTTTCAACAGGCCGTAAAATGGATTAAACGGGGCCAGCCAGCCGTTTCTATTGTGGATGAATCATTTTGGCGTGAGTCTAAGTCTTACAGATCCGGTGAATGGGACGGAACGACTCTTGTCAGATGCCCAGCCGAATATCTAGACAATTTTAGCTGCATTGATTGCGGGGACGGTAAGCCGTTATGTGCACGGGGTGATCGTGATTATCCCGTAATTTTTTCCGGTCATGGAGCTGGTAAGCGAGCTGCAGGACAGCTCGACGAGCTGGGCGGATGTTATGCGGCTTATCACAATGTGCGGAGACAATGGGAAAATACAAAAGACTCTGATCAGCAGCTTAGCGATTCGGAGCAGCTCGATCAGTTTATGGGCCAGCTCAGCCCTCGAGCTGTGATCCGTCATCATATAGCGGGAGATCTTGGCAAGTCTAAAAAGCCCAAATAAGCCCCACAATTAACGACTCCGGCCCGCCTATATAGCGGGCCTTTTTTTTGTCTTTTGTTAAAAACAGGCCGTTTTTAGCGCGATTCTCGTCGAGCTCGTGATCGATCGTCGTATGTTTACACGCTGATCAGCCTGAGAATCGCAGTTTTTAGCCAGTTTTTGCGGGTTTTTGCTCAAAATCAATCAAGCTGCAAGTTGAATCCGAGGTGCAGCGCGTCGATTTTTCCCGCCAATTGTACTTAATCGCTTAAAACGTGCACCAGGACTCGAGTCCTGGTCGTTCATTTATTCAATCAAAACAATCATTGCATTCAAAATGCCCGCTTTTAACTGATTTTATGTTTATACAACCTAAAATAATGCGATTCTCGTCGAGCTCGTGATCGATTAACGGGCATTTATACATTGATCAGCCTGAGATTCGATTTTCCCGCGCGAGAATCCGAGGTGCAGCCGTGAGCTAAAAGCAGATAACTTGCCCAGCAGGCCGAACTGGGCGGGCTTTAAACCTATCACCGGACGTCATGACCCGTGATCCGTGATCGATTGTTGGTGAATTGTGGGAGCTGCACCACGGATCATGACACGCTGCATCTAGTTATTAACGATTGATCCAGTTTTATCTAGCGGGGCCCGTGTAGACTTAATTTTAAGCAAAAACAATGGTTTACCGCCCGCGTCAAAAAATCGACGGCCAGCGGTCGGTCGCCAGAGGACGACGTAGTCCATGTTTTTCACAAACAATAGGTAAAAAAATGATATCATTATATAAAATATCGCATATAATGGTAATAAAACGCCATGAAGGAGACTAGGATGTTTACTGTCTTAATCGTCGTATGTATAGGACAAGACCCACACTGCTTTAAGATACGAGATTTGTGGGGCCCCTACACGTCTCTAGAGAAATGTGAGCAACGATTAGAAGAAATGTCGTCAAATGTTGAACAGAATTTTTCCCCAGTTATGTTTTTTCAAAAAAAATGTATGTTAAATGAAGAAATTGAGACGAAAGATAAGGCATGAGTGAAGACGCAAGAGATAGAGCGGTCAAACTTCAGTTAAGACTAGCTCAATTAGACAGAATAGATTCCTGTCGCAATGATTTTTTAACCTTTGTTCGCGCCATGTGGCCTGAGTTCATAGCGGGTGAGCATCACAAAATCATTGCAGAGAAGTTCCAAAGGGTGGCTGACGGGTCCCTCAAGAGACTTATTATCAACATGGCCCCGCGACATACGAAATCTGAGTTTGCCTCGAACTTTCTGCCTGCATGGTTTATAGGCCGCAATCCAAATATGAAAATAATACAGGCGACGCACACCACGGAGCTTGCAGTTGGCTTTGGTCGTAAGGTTAAAAACCTTTTGGACAGGGAAGATTACACAGAAATATTTCCTGAAGCCAAGCTCTCCGCTGACAGTAAAGCCTCTGGTCGTTGGGACACTGCCAGGGGCGGCACGTATTATGCTGTTGGCGTGGGTTCCAACCTCGCTGGTCGAGGGGGCGACCTTGTTATCATTGATGACCCGCACTCTGAACAGACTGCAATGTCCAATAACGGGTTTGATGACGCCTGGGACTGGTACACTGGGGGCCCCCGACAGAGACTACAGCCGGGCGGGTCTATTATTCTAGTTATGACACGGTGGTCTCAGAAGGATTTGACCGGGCAACTCATACGACAGATGAATAAAGACCCCAAAGCGGACCAGTGGGAGATAGTTGAGTTGCCTGCTTTGTTAGATGACGGGGACCCGACATGGCCTGAGTTTTGGTCAAAAGATGATTTAGAGAAGGTAAAAGCGTCCATCCCGCCCTCGAAATGGAACGCTCAGTACCAACAACGGCCCACGGGCGAAGAAAACGCCATCATACCACGAGAGTGGTGGCAACGGTGGGAAAAAGAGGATGTGCCCAATCTCGAGTATGTAATACAGAGCTATGATACTGCGTTTTCAAAAAAGGAGACGGCGGATTACTCTGCAATTACGACTTGGGGTGTATT